GCACGTGAAGCGTCAGGTGCTCGTTGACGAGCCGGCTATATTCCATGCTGAGGTGGAGTTTAATTACCACCTATCTCAGTACCAGCTTGAGCATGCTCAAGTATTGACGTTACTAGACCTGCTGGGGGTTAATTTATCCCCCGCAATAATCTGGAACGCAATTCCCTGGTCCTTCGTGGTCGACTGGTTTATCGGCGTAAGCCGATATCTAGCCGATCGAAAGGTGATCAACATGGAACCTGCTATAAACATAACGAGGTACATGTGGTCTTGGAGATGTACGCGTAAGATCAAATGCTACTTCGAAGAAGTGGCTGGTCAGACGCAGAAACCTCTTTGTCCACGTACCTATCTGCCGACACTCTACGAAACGATTTATCGTCGTGATGTAGATCTGCCGGCTTACACAAACTCCCTTTACGGGAGTGGGTTGAGCGGTACAGAGCTTAGCCTGGGTGCAGCCCTCGTAACTACGCGAGCGTGGCACCCGAGACGTGGCAGACGTTAATCTGCTAGCTTTGCCGACTTTTCGGCACTCAGTATGTCGTTATCCAACACACTAAATACCAACGAGATCAAAGATGCCGCAGGTCTGGAAGTTGAATTCCAGCACCTCGAGCAAGACGGTCGCTCCCATACGTTCGCTAAAATTAACGAACTACCGGGCCTTCCCCATCGACTCAAGGTTTCTCACCAAGAGTCTGGGAGTGGTACTTCGCGTCGTCGTCGATCAGTCGTCCGATTTGATAAATCGGAAACTGGTCAGATCGATAATACGAAGATCATCACTACAAGCTTCTATCTTGTTGGAGATATCCCTGTTGGGAATCTTTCAACTTATGGAAGCCCGAAGGACCTGCTCGCTAATCTAATGTCGTTTATGGCGTCACTTGGCGCCAGTACAACGATATTGTACGATTGCACAGGAAACGGGGCCGCTACGGTAATTAATGGCTCCCTTTAATGGGAGTTTAATTATCGTTCTAGGGATAGCCGACCCTTCGGTCGGCTACCCTTTAGATCTAGTTATGAGTCCTTGTTAGGAACGCAATAAATATCGCCACAGCAGTATAACTGCCAGGAGCGAGTTTCCCGTTAGTACAAAGAAAAGTACTCTCAGGATAGCGTTGATAATTGCCTTCAGGACAGTTTTTGTCTTGTTAGTCACTTATCACTTCTTTCTGGATCACTGCCACCATGGCGGCGGGGTTAATTTGATCCGTATCAGTAGCGTTGTAGTACTTCGCGAGAAGTAGTACCTCACTTATGATGCGTTTCGAATGCTCCCCGATCATGGGGCTTTTGAGCATGGATTTGAGTTCTTCAATTTTCATGTTTCAATGCTTGTTGATGCTTAGGTATCACAGGGGTGTGTGGATACGACTCTAGGAGTTATACCAATATGGATAACAATAAGAGCCTAGATGAGATAGAACTCATCGCCGCACT